CGTTATCTCTTGATTTAGATCCATTAATGGATGTAGAAATATTAACATAATCGCGTTATATAGACAAAACTTATTTAATAACGTAGACTAAATGAATACCTTGATACTCGCAGCATGTTCGTGTATAATATATGCATTAATTCATTATATAGATAAAAAGATAATCAAGAAAGAAGAATACATTCCTCGTAATACATTCCGCACTACGGTACTAATGTTTGTTAGTATTGTTTGCGGGTCATTTATATATGAACAGCTTGATTTAGAAAACTTATCTAGTAGTGTGTCAGAAAAAACTGGTCTCGCAGGAGGTGTTCCAAAAGTGTTTACAGATAACCCAGGATTTTAAGTTTTAAATTGAACACCGAAACCCAACTATTCTATTATATAAATTACATAATAGACTAGCTACTAGCCAATACAATGTCAGCATTTAGCGAAGATAAAGATAGGGAAGAAGAAACTTGTTATTTAGTAACACCTTCATATAAAAAGTCAGTATACGAGGAACTTATGTATACGAAATATTACGGTGATACCCGAGTATCCTTGAAGGTTACAAAAGTATGGAGATATGGTGAGTTTCACGTGGATCTTACTAATTTAGAAGCAAAAGAAATTGTTAAACTCGATGAGGTTAATCTAAACAAGTATTGCACTGAGGTTGTATGTACTGATAATCTATATGATTATGAAGCAGAGGTAATTGACATTGATAAATATGATAAAGATCTACAGAAACAAATTAATCTAGATGTGTTTGATGATGATGAATATCCTTACGATGATTGTGAACTAGTAGACGAACGTGATTGGGAACTAGACGACACTCTATATAGTATAGTTGGAGGTGTAGAAATTGACAATGTTAAAAGCGAAGATGAAAGTGAAAATGAAAGCGAAGATGAAAGCGAACATGAAAGCGAACATGAATCGATAGCATATGTAAATACAGTTGGAGGTAAAATAGTTGGTGGTAGTTTTGAACCCCCCAAAGAAGATAAAGAAGAAACCTATAAATTATGTGAAAATGTTGATTGTGAAAGATATCCTCCTGATTGGGATTTTGAAGAAGATACTGAAAGTACTTATCAGGAAGGACAATGGAGGAAATGCTGTTTATGTGACGGGTATTTTGACGACGATGGATTTGGCGATATATTATTTGTACAAGAAGAGCCAAACAATCAAGAAGCAGAATGTGATTTATGTGGAAAGACAAAAAATATTGTTCAGATGAAAGGATGTGGGCAATATTTATGTGAAGCTGCCTGTGATGAAAGTGAAGAGGAGGAAGAGGATGAAAATAAAGATAAAGATAATGATAAAGGTGAAGATAAAGAGGATAAAAATGAAGAGGATAAAGATGAAAATAAAGAAGAGGATGAAGATGAAATAAACAAATGTGATGAGTGTTCTGTAGACTTAGATAGATACAGAGATGGAAGCACAGATAAAGACGTTAGGTGTAATAATTGTTATTGGGAAGATAAAGAAGGAAAGGATAGTTCCAATATAATCAAACCCGACTATAGGAAAAAAGAGGAAGAGGAAGAGGAAGATGATACAAATTGCGCTGTATACTATAATGAATATCGATGTAAACACTGTGATTCTACAACTGCATCAGACGATCCAGATTGTTATATATGCGGTAAAAAGTTTTGTATGTTGTTGGTGCAAGTATTAGAGTCCGACGATGATGACTATTCATATGAATACAATTCCGAACCGGAATACAATGATGAAGACGAAGACGACAATATAAAGGAAGAAGCTCCTAAGAAAAAACCGTGGCCAACCTTTTCACCATTAACCGAAGAACAACTAGAAGCAAAACGACAGGAAAAAATGTGGGATATAGGAGATTATTGATACGGAATTTATAATTAAAATAAATAAATTGAATGTTATTTCTATAGAATAATTTGTAGCAGTTATAATATAGTTTACAATGTCAACTGGTATCGGAGGTATTACAATCAAACATATCAAAGATGTCCTAGTGAGTGCTGCGAAAGGCCATCAGAAACTTCCACTTGGAAGATGGGCTACTTGTCAAAGTAAAAATACAAACTTAGTAGTTGATTATTCAAACGAAGATCACTGTGGACCTTGTGGAATGTATGTAAACATATGTTGATAAACACACCTAGCATTAAAAATAAACAGAAAAATAGTTACAACCCTCCTTTAAAATACGAAGACGCCGTCAAACTAATGATGATGCGTCGTCGTATTTAATGTATAGAAACTATTGAAAGTTTTGTTTATATTGTCCAAATATAGGTCTTCCTTCACTATATAATGTTTTTATTTGCTTCTGACGCCATTTTTCTTGTTTCAATCTTGCTTCAGATATAATTTTTCTGTAATAGTATTTGTGTATAGGAGAATAGTATATACATGCAACAGTTGTAATATATTTATTATTGTTCATAATAATTTACTATATAAATGTTAATATATTTATTTCATTACAACAAATATATTAATGTTTCGAGTATTACTATTTTTACTTAGTTGAAAGGACAGGAAGTTTATCAATGTCCATAATTCTTGATCTCATTTTTGGAGAAATCTCCTTACTACTTATTCCATATTTTGAAAACTCTGGTCTAGATAATTGAGCATCTGGTGTATGTGCATGAACAATGCGTGCAATCATCTTATATAATTTAAACGCAGGATATCTTTCATCACCATTTTGTTTATATAAAATATTTCTACCCTCGTCATCTTTACACCATTCATTAATTAAACTTGCGACAGGACTATCAACAATATCATCTTCATCGTCAATTAGTTCATCATATATAGAAGTAGCTAATCTACACAAATCAAAGCTCATATTTGGTTCAAGTCGAGGTTTCTTATCATTGAAGTATGGCTCTGTATTATATTGGGTCGATGCATCATTCCCAGGTTTAAAACTATCACTGCACATAACTAGTCCATCGTATTTATAGATAGCCCGTCCAAAATCAATGATTTTTGCTATTCTACCAAATGTGGGTACTTTGTAGAGACGTTTGTTATACCTATAGTATAAGTATTTTCTTTCGGTATCAACAAACATAATATTGTTTGTATGAAGATCATTATGTGTAAAGGAATATACCTTTTGGTAGGTAATCAATATCATAATTACCTGCATTAAAATAGAAAACCATTCATCATCGCCTAGTTCGTTGTCAACAATTAAGCTATCCAATGTATACTCCATTTTTTCCATAAAAACTGCTTCAACTGGAAACCTTGGGAGTGTTGCATACACTTCTTCTTCACTTTCACAGGTATCTTCGTCTGACACATCACTTGACACTTCACTACCTTCATCTTCAGAAGGGCTATCACCATTACTATTATCAGATCCACTTGTGAATGATACTCTAGAAGAACAAGTAGAACCAGATGATACAGATGACGATCTTGTTAATTCAATTGAACCGTCTTCTTTGTGTAAAGCAGAAAAGTCCTCGATATTTAAAGTTGAATTAGACAAATCTTCGAGTGTCAGTGTCATAGGATTGCTTGCGATAGAATTATCAGTTTCATTAAACACCCCATCAAATAGCTCGTTATCAATACTTTGAACTGAACATATAGATAAACTCCTTTCTTTTGTATTTTCTTTATCATCAACTCCCTCTTCTATTTTGTTAATTTTAATAGGAGGTCTATTTTTACAAGAGCCATCTTCTTGTTCAATCTGTGTTAAAATAAATGAATAATCTTCTACCTCAAAGTCTACGTTCTTATGCTTTTTAAAAAATGTAGAGTTTGCCAAATACTCGATATCATCATAAATGTTTATTCTAAAATTACGTTTAATACCAATATAACTTCCATAATATAATAGACCATGCACAAAACCAAACTGTGTGTTTAATAGATTAGAAAAGTATACAAACATTCCATCAGTGTATGCACTATTGTTTACATCTGTAAGATTTGAATAAGTTACATCATTATTAATTAGTTTTGGAAGATTAAATATAGTTTCATTATTAGTCATTTTTCCAATCATAAACTTATATGGATCTATAAGAGGTGCTAGTTTGCAAAAAACAGGTCTTTTTTCAGTCTTAACTTCTTGATTAGAACAGTCAGTATTAGTCTCCACTAAACATGTATATGTATTAGGTGTTTCATCTTTTGACAAAACTGATTGTATAATAAAAGATGTATCCAGAATTACGTTTTCATAGTTTGTTTCGGTAAACTTAAAAAAACGATCGTATATAGGTATATAATTCTGAACATTCTCCATATTCATTAACTCTTCATTCTTAAGTCCGTCGAACAATATGTTGTTCTTCCTTTTTGTATAAGATATAATTCCTTTACCCTCTTTCATTATCAACTACATACATTAATATCTAAATGTTTTAACTCATTTAGTATATATTTATATCATTGTTGATTTTTCGCGTTAAAACGTGTCTATAATGATTATTTAACTATACTATAAGATAAATAATCATTTGTATAAGTAAATGTCGCTTGAATTACAAAAATTTAATATGAGATCAATTAGTTTTAAACCTGATGAATCAAAAGGACCTGTTTGTGTTTTAATCGGGCGAAGAGATACAGGAAAAAGTTTCTTGTGCAGAGATCTATTATATTATCATCAAGATCTTCCAGTAGGGGTTGTTGTTTCTGGAACAGAAGAAGGAAATGGTTTCTATGGTAATCTTGTACCTAGATTATTTATACACACTGAATACACTTCTGATATCATACAAAAACTACTTATACGTCAAAAAACAGTTCTAAAACAAATAAAAAAAGAGCTAGAAACAAAAAAGAGATCAACCATTGATCCAAGAACATTCGTTATTCTTGATGATTGTTTATATGATGCATCGTGGGCAAGAGATAAACTAATGAGATTATTATTTATGAATGGGCGTCATTGGAAAGTAATGTTAATCATTACAATGCAATATCCATTGGGTATCCCACCTACATTAAGAACAAATATCGATTTTGTGTTTATTTTACGTGAACCATATATTGCAAATCGTAAACGTATTTATGAGAATTATGCCGGAATGTTTCCAACTTTTGAATCATTTTGTCAAGTTATGGATCAATGCACAGAAAATTATGAATGTCTTGTAATAAATAACAATTCGAAGTCAAACAAACTCACGGAACAAGTATTTTGGTATAAAGCAGATGCTCACAATAACTTCCGTCTTGGAGCTAAGGAGTTTTGGGAAATGTCTAAAAATCTTCCGTCTGATGATGAAGATGAGAAATATGATCCAGGAAAAGTTAAAAAGAGAGGTTCGGGACAAACAATCACAGTTAAAAAGGCAAAATGGTAATTATAACGATATATAATATTACTATATATCGTTTTATTTAATTTTTTATATTAATCTTGTTTCGTATTATCATCCTCCATAGACTTCAAAACAGATCCAAGACCTTTATCAGTATCCTTAGAAGTAACAATATTATCACCCTCGAATAGCTCAGAACGAATGTCTCCAACTGAAACTACATCATTCTTTTCAAGACTATTAATCTGAGTGTTCTTACCAACATTAATCAGATTACCATCCTCATCAATATCTTGGGTAAGGGTAGTGTTGTTAGCAGTAGCCTTCTCTACATTCTCTTGAATAGCTGCAGTACGCGTATCCTTCAAACGCTTATCAAACTGTGCCTTTGCAACTTCTTGGTTCTTATTCTTCTCATGCATTAGCTGGTTAAGCTCGTCTTCCATAAACTCAACGCGACCAGTTTTGTAAGCATCGGGATCCCATGGCATCCACATACCAACAGGACCAACAAAAACATCGTGGTTAGGATCAACCTCGCGCAACATCTTGCATCTCATCTCAGCCTCTTCCTGTGTAGGAAATGAACCCCTGATTTTCAATCCTCTCACAGAGGTTTGGAAGTTATGTTCACGATTGAACTCATCTTGGAGTTCGTCTTCCTTTGCATCCATAAAGTTCTTATAATCATCTTCCAAACCACTTTGCTTCAATGTATCAATCTCCTCCTTTGCAAACTCCTTGAAATCTTCAAGCAAATCTTCATTTGACAGACCATATTTATAAGAAACAAAATTAAGAAATTGGTGATATTTTTCCATACCTTTAGAAAGTTCATAGTTTTGCAAAAACTTTGAAAAAAAGAACATCTCTTTTTTTGTTAACACCGTCTCGGGAGAAATAAATGAAACACATACAAACTTCTGGTTTGCAATTGGCTTATCTTCGTCAAGCACGTCAACATACTTTGTATTTACCGAACCATCAGTATTCGCCCTCTTTTCAAAAGTACCACTGTCGCCCATTTCAGATGCACTCATAATACAATTGATTACAATGTTACGTTTAAGTTGTTTATTAAGACTTGATATTTTAGGGCTTATATGTTGTTCTACTTTATTCTTGAAAAATCTATAATTATCATTATACAAAAATTATTTTTCTCCTTATTTAGTATAATCACAGGTATGTTTGACGTAGCCGAATTAATTAAACGCGTTATTAAATATCTTGTAGAGGGAATGATGGTTGCCATTGCCGCATATGCCATCCCCAAGAGATCACTCAATATGGAAGAGATTGCCCTTCTCGCTCTTACTGCTGCCGCAACCTTCAGCATTTTGGATACCTACATTCCTACCATGGGTGTGACTAGCCGTTCTGGTGCTGGTTTTGGTATTGGTGCTAACCTTGTAGGTTTCCCAGGAGGTCTATAATTGAATAATACGCAAACATTTAATCAGCTGTCTTAAATAAAAACAAACATTATCTTTAGTAAGTTGACATTTAGTAACAACTAAATGTCAACAATAAAATATTAAATCGTTGCAATAAACTCCCAGTCGAGTTCATCACAAATTTTTTTCCAAATTGTATCTTGCTCGATAAGCTTTTCACGGTCTTTCAACATAGGAATATGAACTAAAAAGTTTGATTGATCTAATAACTCAAACAACTTGTATAATACATAATAATAATGCAAAAAGTTTACCCTATAATCTGGACAATGCTTTGCATAAGGATACTGAATTTCCATAAAAAAGTTACATAAGATCTCTTCTAATTCTTGACTTATCACAACAGGTTTAATACCTAACTTATTTTTGATAAAATTAATGTGTTCGTAATATTTATTGTGTC